GCTCTGCAGATTCGTTTGCCTCATTTGACGCAATGTCTTCAATTCCTATTCCTTCAACCATGGGACGCATCATGTCTCTCATTGGTTGTGGCCGTCCACAGGTGGCCTGATGCCTGCATCTGGAATCCTTGTTGACGCAGTGAACGCAATCAAAACAGCGTTGACAGCGTTGGGTTTGAAACCAGTTACAGACCCACGAAACGCACGACCCATGTCTGTCTTTATCGAACTCCCAGTGATGACGTCATGGACTTACAACGTGGGCGACTTTCGCATCCCAGTGCGCATACTTGCAGCTCCTCCCGGCAACCAAGATTCAGGTGACTACCTGATGACCACGGTTGACACAATCATGAACTCTTCCATTGCCGTAGTTGACGCCCGACCGGGTAACGCTTCTTACGGTGGGCAAGACATACCAACATACGATTTGACTGTGGCTATCGCAGTTAGACGAAACTAAGAAAGGTCAGAAATGGCATCAACAACATTCCTCAGCAACGCAACTGTGAACATCACACAGGGCGCTACTACTTACACCAAGATTGGCGACAACGCCAACCAAGTAACATTGACCATCGGTCAGGACTCGCTTGAATCAACAGCATTCGGTGACACTGGTCATCGCTTCGTTGGTGGCCTTCAGAGCGTTGAAGTTTCAATTGACTTCTTTCTTGCCTACGGTGGCTCAGGCGCAACAGCAGAAGTTGAAACAGCACTTGCAGACATGGTTGGCAAAGGCAGCACAACACTTATCATCAGCCCATCTGGAACGACTGAGTCAGCGTCTAACCCTGAGTACACCATTACAAACGCAATGCTTGAATCATTCACACCAATCAACTCAACCGTGGGCGAACTTGCAACCGTGACGGCTACCTTCACTGGTGGCACATGGGTTCGAGACATCACCTGATCTAAGGAAAGAGGGAAACAATGAAAATCCAACTACGCATCACGCCCAACGAAGGCGAACCATACGAACTAGAAACCAATTTGTTTGTGGTGGTCGCTTGGGAACGCAAGTTCAAACAAAAGGCATCTTCACTGGCCAATGGCATCGGCATTGAAGACCTTGCGTTTATGGCATACGAATGTTGCAAACAACACAACGTTCCAGTGCCCATAACATTTGACGAATACATCAAATCCGTGAACGCCGTGGAGGTAGTTGGTCAAGAAGACCCAAAAGCCACGGAAGCAACAGTTACAGAAGAGCCTTAGCAGAAGTACTTGTTGCCACCGGGTATTACCCCCCACAAATACCATTCGAGACGGATGACCTAAACACGGTCATTGAGATTTTGAATAACCAACAGAAAGCAGCGAAACGGAAATGACAGCATCAGCCTCCATAGAAATGACAGGTCTGAAAGAAGCCATCCGTTCGCTGAACAAGGTCGAGCCTGGTCTTCGTAAAGAGTTCACTAAGAACGCCAACGAAATCGCCCAGCCAGCGATTCGTGAAGTTCAGCAGGGCTACGCAAAGATTCCTTTGTCGGGTATGGCTCGAAACTGGACAGACAAATCAGGACGCAAAATCTTTCCGTTCTCCGTGGCTAAGGCACAGTCAGGGGTCAAGTTAAAAGTGGACGCTGCCAGGGAAGCAGTCAGCCTGATCTACATCACACAGACCTACGTTGGCGCTGCCGTCTTCGAGGCTGCAGGGCGTAGCAACCCCAACACACTGGGAGACTCTCTAGGGCCACTTAAACCCAACCAGACAAGAGTTCTTGGGCCTTCTGTATTTAGGAAGCGTGGCGAGATTGAAAAGGCTTTGCAGCGCCTCTCAATGGATGCCATTCAGCAAGTCCAGAAAGAACTGAACTAATGGCTTTAGCAATCCCCATCATCTCAACCTTCGACGGTGGAGGTGTCTCCAAGGCAATCAACGAATTTAAAAACCTTGAAGGCGCTGGTAAGAAAGCCCAGTTTGCTATCAAGAAAGCAGCCGTCCCTGCAGCTGCAGCATTGGCTGGTTTGGCTGTTGTCCTAGGTGATGCTGTAAAGGGCGCTATTGACGATGCAGCAGCGCAAGACTTGCTCGCTAACAGCCTTCAAAAAACCACTGGCGCAAACGACGACCAGATTGCCAGTGTCGAAGATTGGATTACTGAGCAAGGAAAGTTGCTAGGTTTTTCAGATGACAAATTGAGGCCAGCGTTCGGCAGGCTTGCCAAGGCAACAGGTGACGTCACCGAGGCTCAAAAATTGGCTGAACAGGCCATGGACATAGCCACAGCCACCGGCAAACCATTGGAGACCGTTGTAGGGGCGTTAGAAAAAGCCTATGGAGGCAACCTCACAGCACTTCAAAAACTTGCGCCTGAATACAGGCAAATGATTGAAGATGGCGCATCCTTTGAAGACGTCATGTATGCACTTGCCCAGACGACTGGAGGCGCAGCTGCAGAAGCAGCCGAAACCACGGCAGGCAAATTTGCTCGACTCAAAATTGGTTTTGACGAAACAAAAGAATCTATTGGTGCAGCACTTTTGCCAGCCATTGAAGCCGTCTTGCCATACCTTCAAAAGTTTGCTAGTTGGGCACAAGACAACCCACAAACATTCATGATTATCGCTGGCGCTTTAGCAGCGATTGCAGCGTCAATTGTCGCCATCAACATCGCTATGGCTCTTAACCCAATCGGGCTAATCGTTATCGGCGTTGGTCTGCTAATTGCTGGTCTTGCTATTGCCTACACAAAGTTTGAAGGATTCCGAAAAATTGTTGACGGCGTATTCGGTGCAATCAAATGGTGGATTACCAACATTGTCATTCCACAGTTCAACCTCATGCTCACAGTGTTCAAAACAATCTTCAACGGCATCGCCTCAGTCTGGAACAACACGATCGGCAAGTTTTCTTTCACTGTGCCGTCGTGGGTGCCCGGTATCGGTGGCAAAGGTTTTGCTATGCCTGACATTCCGATGTTGGCTGCAGGTGGCATCGTCACTGGCCCGACGCTGGCGATGATTGGTGAGGCAGGCCCAGAGGCTGTAATTCCGTTAGACCGTATAAGCCAAATGGGTGGTGGTGGCACAACTGTCAACATCAACGTCAACGGTGGCGACCCTCAATCCGTCGTGAACGCTCTACGCACCTACATGCGCCAGAACGGTTCTGTTCCTATTCGTGTGAGCAACATCTACTAGCCATGGCTTTACAGACCTACACGGTGTATTACTCGACAGACCCTGTCGGTGTCGGCTGGACTGCTCTCACTAACGTGCAGAACATTCAGTTCAGCATCGGCAGGCAAGCACAGTTAGATCAGGTGAAGTCGGGTGTTGGCACAATTGAGATGCGCTACCCAACAGGCTATGCGTCACCTATCACGGCGTTAGTTGCTGGCACATACATCAAAATAGAAAACAACACTGGTGTGGGTACGCCACGCATTATTTGGGTTGGTTTCGTTTCTGACGTTACGGCGCAATACGGCATTCCCTATGCCGGTGGTGTCGGTCAAGCCGATTATCTGACCATCACTGTTGAAGGTGGTTTTGCTCGTTTTGGCCGTATGCAAGGCAACAATTACGCAATGGCTGCCGACACGGTTGCTAACCAGTTGACAGCTGCAAACACACAAACAGGGTTGACGCTTTCTTGGACTGGCACAACTGGATCACCAGCGATGGCTGCAACCACGGTCAGTGGCACTTGGGGCGATTGGGTTGCCAGGGTGTGCCAGACCACCAACGCACGCATCAGGGAGTTTGGTAACGCCACAACCCTTGTAAGTCCGTTCAACTCGAATGTGAGCACCATCAACTTTTCTGATGTGGCTAACAACTCAACTAATCAGGTCTATAGCAAAATCAACTTTGACAGCCTTGCCGACAACTTCTATACACAGGTGACGGTGACTCCTGAATCGTTTGCTGCTGCGACGGTTACCAAGGCTGGCGCTGCAGTGCCGTATCGGGCGTACCAGACAAACACGTTGAATGCCAGCAACAGCCAAGCCACTGACTATGCCAACTACCTGCTGGGCAATTATGGAACTGCTCGTTTTGCTATTAGTTCTTTTACTTGTAGTGCTGAGGCGCAGGCTGATTTTCAGTTAGACGTAATTGGTGCTTCTAGTTCGATTATTTTGTCGGCTGGTACACAGGTTGGTGTGACTTTCCGTGGCACTACTTACCAGTGTTTGATTGAAGGTGTGAGTGTGACTGCTACCCCTGCCAGTGCTTTATACACTTATTACGTTTCGGGTGCAGACCTAAACGCCTACCTGTTACTGGATAACACGACTTTCGGCACGCTCGATAACAACAAGTTAGGATACTAAACATGGCTACACCACCAGACTTCACCACCGGACAGGTGCTTACGGCAGCGCAAATGAACGCCGTAGGGCTTTGGAAAATTACACCAACAGTGTCAGGTACTGGCATGTCAGTAGTCGGTAATGAAGTAGTTATGTCAGATGTGACAGATGGGCAAGTTAGGTTAGTTTTCAATTCTGATTTTCGTCATTACAGAATGATTTTTCAACACAACGCTTCAACCACCATGAGTGTGAACATGCAAATGTTGAGTGGCACTAGCACAATTGATAGCAGTTCGGTTTATCGGTACGCAGCACTTGGTTGGGTCAGTGACGGCACTGGCTATAACGACAATTCAACAGGCGCAACGGATTTGCCAATCGGTGGTGGTGGACAATCTGATGCAGGTTCAAGTTATAAAATCTTAGATTTCATGGGCCCAAATGTTGCTGCTCGTACATGGGTACAAGCCGATTGGGGCATTGAATGGACAGGAAACCTTGTATACATGCGTCGATACGCTTGCCTTGTAGACACAGCCACCCAATACACAGGCATTCGTGTTTTTACTACTGGTGGAAACATTGACGGCACAATCAGTGTGTACGGCTACAACTAATGAAACGCCTAGCCCTGATTAGCCTGCTTGCCATCACCCTTAGCAGCTGCGCTGACCGTACAAGAGTCAACTGCGAACGCATCAAAAACAAAGCCCCCGGTGTCGTGACCACAGTTCAAGTTGGTGGTGGTCGCTGTGGCTAGAAGGCGATACACAAACGACGAAATCAAAGCCCGACTAATACTGATCGTTGGCATCACATTGTCAGTCACTTTTTTGGCATCCACAGGGGCTCTGCTGTTCGGACTTTTATTCGTGGTGCAGCCTCTCGAAGTCAGCGAGAATGATAAATCGGCCTGGGCGTTGTTATCCCCCATGATGCTTTTTCTTAGTGGGGCGCTCTCATCCTTACTCGCTTCGAATGGCTTGAAGGCCCCAGCCAAACAACCACCAAAGGAAACAGAATGACCCTCAACCTCACACCCTCACAGAAGGCTCTTCTAGCCTCCTACGGACGCTCACTCCTCGCAAGTGCTGTTGCTACCTACACAGCGACACAAAGCCCCACAGCAACACTCAACGCAGTCTGGGCTGCAGCCATCCCAACAGCAATGCGCTACTTCAATCCAGCAGACAAGGCATTTGGCCGTGCCTCGTAAATACCCCTACTATCCAGTGACCACACCAGGCACAGGCAAACTGCCAGGAACAGAAAAGTTTGTTGACCTATGCAAACGGCGCTGGGGCTTTACCAACTTAGGCACGTTTGTTGTTCGCAACATTCGAGGAGGCAAAACTCTTTCTGTGCATTCACTTGGCGTCGCTGGCGACATTGGCTATCCCAAGACCAGAGCAGGCAGAGCACAAGCCAAGGAAGCGTGGGATTGGTTTATTGAGCACTCAGAAGCCCTAGGACTGTGCGAACTGCATGACTACGCCTACAGAGACCCCAAACAGCCTGACAGCGACCAGACGGCCTATGGCAGGGGCTACAGATGTAGTCGAGGCGAAGGCACCAAGGGCGTCAAAATCTTCAACAAAACAGACAACGCAGGTTCATTTGGTGGAGCATGGCTTCACTTTGAACTTGAAATGGACTTGGCAAAAGACGCTAAAGCGCTCGAAGCAGCATGGCGAGCGTTGCCAAAACCCAACTCAGACAAGG